CAGCCACGACTTGACCGCCGCTGTCTTAGCTGGCAGACCATTGAAGAAAAAGGCTTTGTATTCGATCTCAACATTCTGATACCTGCGCCTGCCTGTTCTTGCATTCTCGGTGATAATGTCCCCGTTCCTGCCGGGTACGGAGGTGCTCTCCACATCCGCCGCCGGGGAATCATACACGCCGGGACCAGACAAATATAAAAGGAAGTCTTTGCTGGACTTCCCTGCAAAGGACAGATACTGTCTGGCATATCTGCCTTTTAACTGAAACTGTGACACAGTCTGTTTTGGGGCGTTGTAGCCCATATGCATCTACCTCCTAACTTTACTTAAAGACCGAATCATCCTGATCGATCATGCCGTTGATCTTATCCGCAACGGTCTGTGCGAGTTCATCATCGTTCCGGGCATTGTAGCCATTGACCGTAATATACACCCCGCCGAGATTCGTTGTCCGGGTTGTACCGCCTCCGGCCAGAGCCGCCTGCGGGAAGTTCCAGCCGGAACCATCAAAATGTGGCAGGGTCAGTTCCGGCAGGCTGAAGGAGCTGATGCCCTCCATACCCTGCTGTACTTTTCCTGCCATCGACTTGATCTGGCTGATCAGTCCGTCCTCGCCTTTCTTGATGCCGCCGGACAGCAGCTTCATGAAGTCGGGCATATAGGTGTCCGCATCTGCCAGCGGCCCTTCATCCGGCACCGAGAAATGCAGGAACGAACGGATACCGTTTGCCACACTCTTGACCGCATTGCCGACCCAGCTAACACCCTTCTTGATGCCTCCTGCGATACCGCCAACAATATCCTTTCCCCAGCTGACTGCAGAGGAAGCCACGTTCTTGATACCACCCCAGATGGACGATGCCACATTGCCAATAGCAGAAGCCGCATTAGAAATACCGTTCTTGATGGCGTTTACTCCATTCGAGAATGCCGACGTAACCTTGTTCCAGATATTTGTGACACCTTCCCGGAAGCCATCGCAGTTTTTCCAGAGAGCGGTAAGTCCAAGACCGATGCCGCCAACGGCTGCCACTGCGATACCTGCAGGACCCGCCAAGCCGGCAAGTGCTGTGCCTGCCGAAGCAAGCACTCCTCCGGCCGAGGAAGCGATACCAGCCAGAGCCGATCCCGCACCAGCAGCCAGACCGGATACGGTCGTGCCAACCGAGCCGAACAGTCCTGCGATTGCGGAGCCGGCAGAACCAGCAATTCCGCCCAATGTGGAACCCACACCAGACAGAAGCCCGGAAAGACTGCCGCCTAAGCCGCCGATCTTCGACACTACACCGGAAAGCAGCCCACCCAGATTCGACAGGATTCCCCCACCGCTGGAGCCAAGGCTTCCCAGCTTCGAGATGATGCCGGAGATTCCCTCTCCCAGACCGCCCATTTTGGAGGTCAGCCCAGAGATCAGATTGCCAAACTTCGACACGATCTGACCTCCATCTGCACTGCCGATCTTCGACAAGAAATCTCCGATGTTGGACAACAGACCACCGCCGTTCTCTGTACCGAGGACATTGCCAAGGTTCTGCATCGTATTTCCGAGATTTCCGATGGTGTTCTTCATGGAGCCGAGCTTGTCCACTAGACCCGTGACCGTATTGACCGTGTCACCGACCTTGCTGATGCCGTTGCCCAGGCTCTTTAGGAAATCCGAGTTGAAGGTATCGCCAAGACTGCGGATCGCATTTCCAAGAGAACTGGTCTGAGAACTCAGCTCTCCAACGGAATCCTTCATATCCGCAAAGCCCTGCTTCACTTCATCGCTCATGCCGCCGACTGCGGTTTTGGTGATACCCTGCAGGTCAGTCCAGATCTGCTGGAACTGTGTTTTCAGACCGGAAAGCCCGGACATCAACTGGGACTGGATACCGCTGCCCACATCCCTTGCAGCACTACCGATACCGCTCTGACTTTTCTTGATCGTGGTAGCAAAACTGCCGACCACGGAATCCATCCAGTCGCCCAGAGAATCTACCGGGGTCGTGAGGTTGTTGCTCATAGACCCGGCAAGTCCCTGCACGGCTTTCACCACCGACTTGACATTTTTCTTAATGCCGGTCGCCAGCAGCTTCATGAAGTCCGGCATATAGGTATCTGCATCGGACAGAGGTCCTTCATCTGGTACAGAGAAATGCAGCAGACTTCTGACCCTGCTTGCGACATTTTCTGCCGCTGCGATCACGGAACCGGCTGCTGCCCGGACACCTGACGCCATCTGGGAACAGATATCTGCACCCCAGCGGTATGCCGAAGAAGCAATCGAACCGAGCGAGTTAAAACTGCTCCTGATACTTGCAACACCGGAAGAAGCCGTGCTGCGCAGGCTGGACATTGCCGAAGACACCGTGGACTTGATGCTGTTGAAGGCAGAGGTCGTGGTAGATTTCAGTGTGTTCCAGCCGCTTGTGACCGTACTGCGAACTGCGGATACAGAGGAAGTTGTAAGACTCTTGATGCTGTTCCATGCAGTCGTGATGACTGTTTTGATACCATTCCAGCTGGTATTTGTCAGGTTTTTCACCGCATTCCATGCGCTGGTCATGGACGTTTTTACAGAAGCGGTCGCAGAGGTGGTAAGGGATTTAATCCCGTTCCACGCTGTGGTAATGACCGTTTTAATTCCGTTCCAGCTGGTCGTTGTCAGCGACTTCACCGCATTCCATGCACTGGTCATGGAAGATTTGACAGCTGCTGTCGCAGAGGTCACATTGGATTTCACCGCCGCAAAGCTGGTCTGAATGGTAGTCTTGATGCTGTTCCATGTGCTCGTGGTACTGGCCGTAATGGAACTCCATGCGGATCTCATCGCGGCACTCACACCTGCCGTTCCGGTCTTCACCGTCTGACTGATGGCCGCCCAGCTCTTACTGTATGCCTGCTCCACTCCCCTCATGGAGTTGGTGATGGAAGTAGACAGCGTGGTGGACAGGTTCTCCGCCGCCGCAGTCACAAGTCCGGTGTTGGTCGTGATGCCATTTGCC